TAAGAATTTAGAATGCGCCTTATATTGGAATGATAAGAAAAATTGTCTTATTAATATGACTGATGAATTTAGTAAGAGGCGTTTTAATGTTATTAAAATTAAAAACTGTAATGATATGAAAAAGGCTCTAGATAGTGATTATATGAATGGATGTAATACCATTCCAGAATATAATATTGATATTTATAGAAAAACAAAATGTATTTATACTAAAAATGATATCACGACTCTTCTTACTAGTATTGGGGAGGAGAATAGAAATCACTTATTTATGCAGTTAGTATTGTCAAAAGAATATTGTCATCTTGTTATTAATAATATGGATATTATGACCTTAATGCAACCCTATATTAAAAAAAATATCGTATCATTTAAACATCGACTCAGTTATGCTTGGATTACATTTTATTTGGAAGAGTTATTGGATAAGAATAAAATTAATACAAATAATGATTATATTTTTGATATTAATACCGCATCAATATTGCCATTTTTCTACAATGACATCACTGAGCCATATAGTAGTCCATATAATACCACACTTATATCTTATAAAAAACTAAGTTATGGAAAAAATATTTGTGGAGTTGATAGTAGTACGCGTATCGATTATAAAAGAATTTGTAATTTGGATGAATTTAAACAACGAATGAATATCTTTATTACAGGGGATATGAAGATTGATATATTTAGCGATATTGATTTCAAGAAACTAAATATGGGAATTACTGGGAGTATTATGACAGCGTGCACGCAATATTATCACCCATTATTGCAATTATTTAAAAAAGATGATAATATAAATATTACTTTTAATAAATTCTTTGATGAATATTATAATAATTCAGACATTGATATTATTATAAACAAACCAAATATTTTTGAATATTTTGATACATTTACAGAGTTTTATACAATGCTAATGGTAAATATTATTAAATATTATAACGTGGAACCAGATACAATTGACTATGAGGTTATTCAGAATATATATGTTTTTCTAGATAAGGATGATGAACCTGAAAAATCTGCATTTGACTTATTTACTGAATATACACGAGAAATGTTAACTCATTTCACTAAGGATGAACAAGATATTATCAAAAAGAAATATTCAGACATTTTTAAATTTAATTATAGTAATGTTATCATTAAGCCTAAGACAAATCAACAAGAACATTTTAAAAATATTCTTGTTAATTATAAATTTAAAATTAAATGCAAACTACTAAATCATAATATTGAAGTGTTTCAATGTAGGGCGAATGATATTATGAATTTAGTGGGTAATTTTCATTTGCCTTGTGTACGAGCTTATTACGATGGAAATGTCTATATGACACCAACCTTTATTACAGCCCATATGACCTATATGAATATTGATTATCGATATTTTGCAGGAACATCTCATCCATGTGATATTATTAAGAAATATAGAATGCGTGGCTTTGGAACTTGGTTAAATAGGACTGAATTGAAACAATATACAGAAAAATACAATGAACCACTTGGATGGTTAAATGTAAATAACCCGATTTTTTACCCAAGAAAAGCAGAATCATTATATGATTTATCATATAATGATAGATATGATATAAATGCAAATATAAAAAAATATCCCGAAAATGAATATAATATGGGCATATTTGAGGTACCAATTAAAATGTCTCCTGTTGGAGCAATTAATAAGATAACTGGACAAATTATACCATATGAGAATAATGATTATTAACGATTGATAAAAACAAAATTCCCCAATCATAACTTATTTGCGTAAGAGATAATTTTACAAAATTCTCTCTCACAAATAAAAATTGATCGCAGGTTAGAATTTATATATAAATTCTAACATTCTCGATTAACTTTATTAAAATAACACTATTGTTATTTTAATAAAAATTGATTAAAAGATTCATTTAAAACATAAATATTATAACAATGACCATTGACAAAGCGATTTATACTGAATACAAAAATAAACTCTATGAATTATTCGAAGATGAAACTCTTGAAAGGATTATGGAGGGGATTGAAAGTTTTGTTGCCAATTATATTGAAACAAATGATTGCCCCTATCTAGTTAATGATATTTATGTAAATAAAGTAAATGAAATTCTTGATGCGATGGGTTATTCTGAATATTTGAGTGAAATGATTACTATTGGTCACGTTGTTCCAGAAGAATTAGCATTTTTGAAGCCACACGAGATATGCCCGGGTAAATATAAGAATATTATTGAGAAGAAAGCATATGAACATAAACAAAAGAAGAAAGGTTCAAATATATTTTCTTGCAAAAAGTGTAAGCAGAATAATTGTGAAATTGAACAAAAACAAACAAGGAGTGCTGATGAATCTATGACAACGATTGTAAAATGTTTAGAATGTGGTTTCAGTTTTCGTTTTAATTAGTGATATAATCTTCCTACCACCAGTTTTTGGTGAGAGTTCAACATTGTATTTAGTTTTAATAACATTAGTAATATCACTATAATGATTTAATTTATCGATAACACTTGGTTTATTATTATCAATTGCATAAGTAACAAGAGGCATAAAATCATTATTAATAATATACATTTCAACCATTGAGAATATTTCTTTTATCATATCATCCATATGAGTTCCCTTAATTGTTATCCCATAATAGATATCAATTAACATAAATACTACATTGTGATAATGTACACTTTCATCTAAAAAATTATATTTAATTGAGATAACATTCCATCTTTTAATATTAGTATGAAGAATACAAAAATAATAATTAGCTTGGCACCGCAAAACATCAATAGCATAGAGTGAAATATAATCTCTTATTTTCTTCTCTATCATATCATAGTTTTGCTCTTTTTGAAGGATATTTAAATTATCACTCCACAATGTTATTGGGCGAGTGGGCATTTTATTAGCGTGATAGAAATTAATCATACTTTGTTTAAAGCCTAGCCAAAATTCCTCGATATGATGGTCAGGATTAATTCCTTTAGGATTATTGCTGCTATGAAAAGGCAATGTATTTTCAGGGTCCGGATTCATTATTAATATAAATTAATGTTTATTTATATTAATAATCAATTTTTATGAAAAAGACTTATAAGTCTTTTTCATAAATGTTAATAGGAAATGTTTGGATTTTTTGCAAAAAATCCAAACCCACTATCAATTTTTATTAATAAACTTTAATTGGGGAATATAAAATTTAAGAAATTTTATCTCCCAATCAATTTTTATTAATAAACTTTAATCGAGAGAATGTTAGAATTTATATATAAATTCTAATCTGCGATCAAATTTTTTATAAATTATATTAATGCTTGAAAAAAATATTAGGGATAAAGTTTTCACACAATTTAATAAACTATTTGACCACGATATTGCCACAAAAATAGAAAAATCTATATTTGATTTTAGTATTGATTATGCGGAAAATAATAACACACCATTTCTATTAGAAAATATATATACTAGCAAGGCAGAAGAAATCCATTGTATGGTTAAAGATAATAATCTCCGTAATGCACTTATCGCAATTAAGCAAAAAAAATTAGACCCAAGTAAAATAGCTTTTATAAAACCAAGTGAAATAAGTATGATTCTATCAAATAAACAATATATAGATATTATTAAAAAAAGAGAAATTGATATGATGTTAAATGAAAAAAAAGGTACTACTGCATTTGAATGTAAGAAATGCAAAAAACGAAATTCTTCAGTTATTGAAAAACAAATACAATGTGCTGATGAACCTGCTACACAATTTATAACTTGCTTAGAGTGCGGACACGCATTTATGATTTAAATCGTTTTTGCCTATATAATATTACATATAATATTATAATGGAGGTTAAATATATAATAATTATAATATTTATAATATTTATAATTTTAAGTGAAATAAATCGAAACCAAGGAACAATACATTTAAGTCCATATGAATATTATAAAAGTGGGCGTTTTATTCTGGCACCTTATTCTATATTATGCGATATATTTACAAATGGCGGAGCGAAACCTTTTCCCGATATGAATATACATTTTACAAATCATTATAAATTAAAAAATAATTATACAATCATTCGAGAAGAAGCATTAAATATATATAATACAGGTTCTGCGACTGAGATTAAAAATGATATGTTTTTTGATACAATCGCAGATAAAGGCTGGAAAAAATTTTATATTAAATGGTATGGTGATATTACACAGGAATCATATAAATTATGCCCCAAAACAGTTGAATTAATAAAAGAATTACCAGAAGTTAAACTAGCAATGTTTTCTATTTTAGAACCTGGTTCTATTATTAAACCACATACTGGTCCTTTTAAAGGTTGTGTAAGATATCATTTAGGCTTAGATGTCCCTGAGAAGGATGCATTTATAATGATAGATGGTAATATGTATCAATGGAAAAATGGAGAAGATATATTATTCGATGATACATATTATCATGAAGTTAAAAATTTATCAAATAAAAATCGAATTATATTATTTATTGATGTTGAAAAAAAAATGTCAAATAAAATAGCTCAATTTATAAATAGTATGTTTATAAATATATTGGGACCTATATCAACACGTGCAAATGATTTACAAGAAAAAAAAACTAATGTGGATATTTAAATTTAGAGAATAATATATCTTATATTATAATATGTCAACTGGGGCATTAGTCCAATTACAAGCAAAAAATGAATTTGATGATTTATTATTTACTGATGATATTAAATTATCTCCTTTTACATCTAACTTTAAAAAAATTACACCATTTGCAGAAATACCTTATAGTTTCATACCAACTGGTCAAGCATCGTGGGGTGAGAGAGTTGTATTTAAAATAAATAAAGTGGCGGATTTAATATCATATATGTATTTAACTTTAGAAATACCACAAATAACAGTCGCCGATATAATAGGTCGATCGGAGGATGTTGTTACATCAAATTATCGTGTAAAATGGATGGATTATTTAGGTTATGTTATTATTGAACGCGCGATTCTAAGAATTGGAGGAAAAATTATTCAAGATATGCCAGGTGAATATATGATGTGTTATAGTGATTTATATGATTGTTCTTGGACAACATTAAAATTAATGGGACACGATGGAGATTTAATTCAACCACAAACACAAATATATGACCAATATATTTATGTTCCCCTTCGATTTTTCCCAAGTAATGATTATGAAACTTGTTTACCCTTAAATGCACTTAGAAATCAAGAAATTGAAGTTGAAATTAAATTACGAAATTGGCACGATATATATCTTGTTTTATATCAATTAACAGATGTTAAAAATACAGCTGGGTCAATAACAGATCCATTTTCTTATTATTATTCTCATACACACGAAAAATTAACACTTAAACCACTTAATAATCTCCGTTTGGATTGTAATATGATTTTCCTAGGGAGTGAGGAAAGAGAACATTTATTAAAAAATAAGATTGAATTACTTATTACTCAAGTTCAAGAAAAACATCAAACAATTGGGAATATAGGGACGATTGATTTAACATTTACCAATCCAGTTAAAGAATTTTATTATCTTATATCCAAACCGGAAATTAAGGCGTTGGGGGAGATATTTAATTATAGTGGAAAACCAAAATTTATTCCTTTTGATAGTAGTAATAATATGATTACAACATTTTCAAAAGCTTTATGGACCCAGATACCGGAAAAACATTTATTATTTGATGCTAGTTTTGAATTAAATGGAGTAGAAAGAATACCATGGCGCGATTATAAATATTGGTATGTGGTTCAGAATTATGAAACATTTTACAGTCGCCCAGAACATTATATTTATTTGTGTAGTTTTGGTATGACATCAAAAACAAATAAAGGGAGCTGTAATTTTTCAGAATTTGAAAGTATCGATTTAAATGTGCGATTAGCTGGTTCAGATATAAGGCGTTTCAGTTTCAATATACCAGATTATACAATTAATATTGGACCAGATAGTAATGTTAATATAACAGTTTATGGTGTTAGTTATAATATATTAGATATTGAAGATGGGATGAGTGAACTACGCTTTGGGATGTAAACAGGGAATTAAATATATTGCGTAATTATTATGCAATCGTATAAGGCGCCAAAATATTATTATTTAAAATTAAATTTCTTTTATATTTTAAATAATGTGGTTTCCTTTATTTGACCTGAATATTGATTTTTGGAGTAAAAATCGTAAGATAACCTTGGAAAATGTTACAATCCAAGGTGGTGTATTAAAAGTAGAAATTAATGATAATAATACTATTTTTAAGAAATCACTTCATAATGATTTTTTAAAACAATATATTGTTTTTCATTATTTCCATAGTATGAAAGACCCAAATAGATTAATTGATATCATTGACGGGGTTTGTTATGTGGAAAGTAATAATATTACAAAAAATATTAATACACCTATATTTAATCTTTTATGTAAATATTATGTGTCAAAAAATTATAATTCTACTACTTTTTCAAGTGATGATAGTTTTGATATTAGGACTATTACCTTTGCACCTGATATTAAAATAAATAAAAAAATATTTACAACAATTAAAAATAAAGCATTTCATATTGAATTATTTGATTATCAAAAGAAATCCATTATGCGAATGTTGGAAATTGAAAATAAAAAGAATATGACTTTTGATTTTAACTTTGATATTAATATTGACAAAGAAACAGTTAAGTGGGATATTGTGAATGAAAAAATTGCCGAAAAGGGTGATAATATGGGTAAGATATTATCGTGTGGCGGTATCTTGGCAGATATGATGGGGTTGGGTAAGACGATTACAATGTTGGGGTTATTACATTATGGTAAGACATTAAAACCAAATGAAGTACGAACAAATAAAATATATAGTATGGCAACATTAATAGTAGTTCCTTCTCATTTAGCCAAACAATGGAGTGATGAAATACAACGTGTATATAAAGGCACAAAAAATATCATTACTATTCTCAATAAACTGCATCACGAAAATACAACATACGAAGATATTATATTGGCTGATATTGTGATTGTTACTTATCAATTCCTTTCAAATATTAAAAATTATGGGCAGTTAAATTATAGACCTTGCACGCCATCAATGTTCAGAATAAGCGAACGCGATGAATATTTAGCTAGACATTATAAAAGTTTAACTAAAAATGAAAGTTATAAAATAATGAATTGTCCAATGTTAGAATATATCCATTTTAATAGAATGATAGTTGATGAAGGACACGAAATTATGGAATCATTGAATTGTCATTATTCAGGGGGCAAGATAATAAATCGTTTTCTTTATAATTTCCTTAGGACAACGGAAGCATCATATAAATGGTATGTGTCTGGCACTCCATTTACCACATTGAATGGTTTGGAGATGGTGATGCAGTTCTTGAATGTCCAATTAGAATATAATAATATGATTCACAATATTAGACATTTAAATAAGCGCCCATCCTATTATAGTGATGATTATACTGGAAATACAGATTTTCCGGCTCTTAATAACTATTCCGTATTGTTAAAAATATTACGGTGTATGACAATTCGACACCTCCAACAAGATGTAAGTAAGGATGTTAAATTATTGGGATATAAGGAGAATATTGAATGGGTTGATATGACAGAAGGAGAGAAGAGAATATATGAAGCAAAAGCGAATGATGATACAGATAGAAGAACATTATTACAAATTTGTTGTCATCCACTTATTTCGCAAGAATTTAAGGCTATTGTTGGAGATATGGAAAGTTTGGAGGATGTGGAGGAAGAATTAATTAAACACCATAAGAATGTTATAACAGATACAGAAAAGAAAATCACTAAATTGGATAAATCAAATCAGGCTTATCATATGATATTGAGTAAATATAATAAAATGATTAGCGAATCAAAATATATGTTGGGAATCTTAGATAGGATTCAGCAAAATGTAGAATTTAATGAAGATAATAATTGTATTGTATGTTTTGATAATATGACTGACCCAGTTCTTACTCATTGTGGGCATATGTTTTGTAAGGATTGTATAATGCGTTGTATTGAGATTAAACCAGAATGTCCTTTGTGTAAAAGTAATGTTACCGGGGATAAATTGCTATTATTAAATAAAGTAGAAAAGAAGGAAGAAAATGTAAATCCATTAGTGGCAAAATATGGGGCTAAATTAGGGAAATTAATTCAAATGGTTAGAACACTGCTATCACAAAATGCCCGTATTATTATCTTTTCTCAGTGGGATGATATGTTAACCTTAATTAAGAGGTCAATGGGAGAAAATGGTGTTGAGTGTTCATTTATTGTTGGGAATGCATATCAAAGAAATAAAGCCATTGCACGATTTAAATTAGGTGGGAACAATAATGTTTTATTGTTATCTTTAAATAAGAGTGCATCTGGGACCAATCTTACCGAGGCAACTCATATATTCTTTGTTGAACCAATTGATGAAACAAAAGAGAATATTATTGCGATTGAGAGCCAGGCAATAGCAAGAGCGGTGCGATTAGGGCAAACTAAACCGGTTGAGATTGTCAGGATTCTATGTAAGGATACCATTGAGGAGGAGATATACAATGGGAAATATAATTAAATTTCTGGTTCATATAAATTTATTGGAAAAAGAAATAAATAAATAAATCATTTAAAGTTATCACAACCCTTATTTTATAATAATGGTTGCGATAGGGATAGATCTTGGAACCACCTACTCGTGTGTAGGTGTTTATATGAATGGTCGTGTTGAAATTATTGCCAATGATATGGGCAATAGAACAACCCCATCTTATGTTGCGTTTTCTGAAGCAGAGAGAACGGTTGGTGATGCAGCAAAATCAACTGCATCATTAAATCCAACAAATACTATCTATGATATCAAGCGTCTTATTGGACGTGATTTTTCTGACCCGATTCTTCAAAATGATATGAAGAGCCTTCCTTATAAAATTGTTTCTGATAATGGTAAACCAAAAGTCGAAGTGGAATATAAAGGTGAGACTAAACAATTTACACCAGAAGAAATTTCCGCTATGATTCTTACTAAGATGAAGGAATATGCAGAATCATATCTTGGTCAAGAAGTTAAGGATGCAGTAATTACAGTACCAGCTTATTTTAATGATGCACAGCGTCAAGCGACAAAGGATGCTGGTCTTATTGCTGGACTTAATGTTTTACGTATTATTAACGAGCCAACGGCAGCGGCGATTGCTTATGGGCTCGATAAGAAGGATAAGGATGAGAAGAATGTGCTAATCTTTGATTGCGGGGGTGTTTAATGTATATAAAGATTTAATATTTTATATTATTAATGGAAATTCAAAATAAAATATGTTCACAATGTAAAATAAATTTATCAATTGATAATTTTTATAGAGATAGAACAATTATAACTAAAATAAGTTATAGAAGTAAATGCAAATTATGTTGTAAAAAAAATCAAAATACTAGAAAAATAAATAATAAAGATTGTACTATTACTGAAAAAATATGCAATCAATGCAATACTAATAAGAGTATCGATAATTTTTATAAAAATACTCGTTGTAAAGATGGATATTTTAAATGTTGTATTGATTGCCAAAAAATTAAAGTCCAAAATGTTGGGAAAAATACCAAAATAAAAAGGACAATTGAATATATGAAAGAGTATAATCAAAAAATATATCAGAATCTAGTATATAAATTAAAACATAATTTACGGTCAAGTATTTCAGGTAATTTAAGAAAAAGAAATCCTACTAATATTAAGAACGATAATACAATTAAATATGTTGGTTGTGATATTGATTTTTTTAAAAAATGGATTGAATATAATTTTGATGAAAATATGACCTGGGAAAATCACGGTAAATATTGGCATTTAGACCATATTAAACCGTGTGCATCATTTGACTTAACTTTACAAGAAGAAATATATAAATGTTATAATTGGACAAATTATAGACCTTGTGAAAAAACAACTAATATAATTAAAAGCAACAAAATAGATATCGAGTTGATTAATGATTATATTAAAATTAAAGAAATATATTTAAATTCCATTAAATATAAAATTGAATCAAATATATACAAATTTGTTTCGCTCCCTGTGGATGAAAGCTCCACCGTTAAGAATATGTAAATATGTTCTTAATGAACGCCGTGAACTGACGGGAACACCCTAAAGCTTTTCCTACCAAGCTATCCACGTGAGTGAGATAGTGGCCAGAATAATTACCTGGGTATGGTAAAAAAGGAAAAGATGATGATTTTAACAAATCAGAAATGGGCAATCCGCAGCCAAGCTCTTCCGAAAGGAAGATGAAGGTTCAGAGACTAGATACAGAGTCTAAAAGATATAATAATATGTGTCTCGTGCGATTCGAAAACCCTTTTCGAATCTTCACGAACCAAATGAGCGCCCGAACATTCAAAAACGGTAAGACCGTTTTTGAATGGCGGGTCGCACATATCTCATGACAAGTATCCACGAGTGCGGCGGGTAAATATTCATTTGAATATATTCAAAGAATATTTGCTAAGATATAGTCCGACCTATGGGGAAACTCATAGAAGATAGGATAAAGAGCCTATCGATAACAATATGTGGGAACACATGACGTTTCAGTGCTAACTATCGACGATGGTGTATTTGAAGTAAAGGCGGTTTGTGGGGATAGCCATTTAGGAGGTAGTGACTTTGATAATTTACTTGTACAACATTTCGTTGATGAATTCAAAAAGAAACACAAAAAGGATATTTCAGACAGTAAGAAGGCGCTTAGTCGTCTCAAGTCAGCAGCTGAAAAGGCTAAGAGAACTCTCTCGACAACTAGTTCAGCGACCGTTGAAGTAGAGGCATTATTTGAAGGTATTGATTTTTACACCAGTATTACCCGTGCCAAGTTTGAAAATCTCTGCCAATCGGTATTTAACCGTTGTATGGATCCAGTTGACACAGTTCTTCGTGATGCCAAGATGGACAAGAGTGCTATTCACGATGTGGTATTAGTTGGTGGTTCTACTCGTATTCCACGTGTTCAAGAACTTCTTACTAATTACTTTAATGGTAAGGAACTCTGCCGTAGTATTAATCCCGATGAGGCAGTTGCATATGGTGCAGCAGTTCAAGCGGCGATTCTTTCTGGTGTCAAGGATGAAACCACTGATAGTATGATTCTTCTTGATGTCACACCTCTATCTCTTGGTGTGGAAACAGCCGGTGGAATTATGGCGGTGCTCATCCCTCGTGGTACCACTATCCCAAGCAAGAAGAGTCAAACCTTTAGTACCGCAAGTGATAATCAACCGGGTGTTACCATCCAAGTATATGAAGGTGAGCGAACACAAACTCAACACAATAACAAGCTTGGTGAATTTACTATGAGTGGTCTTCCACCAATGCCTCGTGGTATGCCCCAAATTGAAATTACATATGAACTTGATGCAAACGGTATTCTTAGTGTATCGGCAGTTGAGAAGAGCAGTGGAAAATCTCAAAAGATTACCATTACTAATGAATCGAATCGCCTTAGCAAGGAAGCAATTGAGAAGATGGTCAAGGAAGCAGAAACCTTCAAGGCGGATGATGAAAAGGTCAAACAAAAGGTTGAGGCAAAAAATAAACTTGAAGGATATTGCTTTTCGGTCCGTAGTTCAATGCTAGATGATGCTAAGATGAAGACGGCACTTGGAGACGATGCATCTACTGTTGAAACTGCCATTAAGGAAACATTGGATTGGCTGGAAGAAGACCATAGCACGGAAGAATATGAAACTAGACAGAAGGAGCTTGAAGGTAAGTTGATGCCCGTTATTCAAAAAGCATACCAAGCCAATATGCCTCAACAGCATGAAGCACAAGCACCTGCTGGACCTGGTCCAAGTGTAGCGGATGTAGATTAATTCCCTATTATATTGATCTGCAATAAATAATAAGTGGAACCGGGAATAATATAAAATGTGGTGTGCGCAATTATATTCTCTATCGCTTCGCGATATAATAGAGTGCACTTATTCCGAAGGAATTATGCACTTTTGACTTGTCTATTATAATTGCTTTGCAATAATCGCAATATAACAAAAACGAAGTTTCGTTATGTTTGCTGATTCGCATGTGCAGACATGCGAATTGCACCGCACACAAATAATTCACAGAGAATAATTCACAGAGAATAAATTTAAATAAAATATTTAAAATATTATATAATTATTTTATATAATATTATATATGCTTGAAAATGTTAATCCAATGTTAATTTTTGCAATACTAGGAGTAGTTATAGTTATTGGTTTAGTAATAGTACTTGATCCTTTTGGTTTTAAAGATAGATTTACAAATGTAAAAGAACGGTTTGATGGTTTAACATCATTAAATAAAAAAATATTTGATACTTTAACTCCTATGGCAACCCCAAATGTGGTAAATTCAAATGAACGTGTTCAAAATATAAAACCAAACAATGCTAATATATTGAATAGTATTATTTTTCCAGAAATTAAACAATTAAACACACCTGCAGAACAAACACCTGCAGAACAAACACCTGCAGAACAAACACCTGCAGAACAAAAACCTGCAGAACAAACACCTGCAGAACAAACACCTGCAGAACAAACACCTGCAGAACAAACACCTGCAGAACAAACACCTGTAGAACAAACACCTGTAGAACAAACACCTGTAGAACAAACCAATTTTAAATTACCAGAAATGGTTTTACCAAAAGAAGAAACTCAAGAAGTTATATTACCTTCTCCAATATTAGCAGAACCACCTCAGAATGAATCTAACCAAGAACCAGCACCATTCATATTACCACCAACTGTTGTTTCTGATATAACCTCAATGCAAGAAGGTGCAATAGCAGTTCCGCCTGATATGACTGAAATTGTAGCACCAACTGAAGAACAATCGACATTTGCGCTACCATCATTGATTAATACAAATGAACAAGCTATTTTACCACAATCATCTGTATTAACATCACTTGAAGAAAAAAATAAACCAGTTGATGTGAAAGATATTGTTTCAGAAAATCAACCACTAACAACAGCGGATGTAATTAAACAACAAATCGTGCAACCTGTTCTAAAACAAGATGATCAATCTGTTACTTTACCAGCAAATGAATTAGATGCAAATAATGTAGCTGGAGGTCAAATAAATCAATTTAAAAATGCACGTATATTAGGTGCATTCCCTTTGTATAAATAGGTCTTTATTACTTTTCTCTTCAGCTAATAAGGTTAAAGCTTGAATATATTCCCAAATGTTATTTTTAGTATCTTTATCTAGTTTTTTAAATATATATTTTATTTCTATTATATCAGTAAAATATGCCATATAACTATTATCAATATCCATATTTATAAAAAAACGTTCGTCTTTATTATAAATATAATATTTGTATGGTAATATTTTTTTAATATACATATCAATTGCAATTAAACTATTTAGTCTAGTCATTAATTTAAATTGATTTATATATGATGTTCCTGTAATTTGTTCAGTTTGTTTCATAAATTCAATTGATATATCATTGAATTGTTTTATTATATTAGTCATTACAAAATATAAATTATATTTTTTTAAATTAAATATGTGGTGTGCGCAATTATATTCTCTATCGCTTCGCGATATAATAGAGTGCAATCTACACTTTTGACTTATCTATTGCGTAGCAATATAACCAGTTTTGTTTGCCTATTACGACGCGCACATATGTGGTGTGCTCTCTGTTTGCCCGTTAAGGTTCGAAAATCGTTTTCGAGACACATTTTTTCTTATAAAAAAATTGAAAAAATAAACCATTATGCGCATTTTAATAATAACCATAACATGGCTTCCGCAGCAAAGTCAACAACTAATGCACGTGCAAAGACTCATTGGTGCATGTCCCAGCTTTGTATCACATTGAACAAGCAAGGACATGACATTGTCGGGTTCCAATTTTGCAAGTTTGGTCCAACTTGTTACAACGCCCACAAGGAAGAGGACATTGAAAAGAAGCCTCTTATTGCGATGTGGGATCGTATGAAGGACTTTTCAACATTTGATCTCGGTGCAATGATGGACAATATCCTGGAGACAATGGACAAGTCCAAGCAAATGGTCAACAATCCCAAATACCGTTCTGGTATGGCAAATATCCATAGTCTTGGATTTGTAGAGCTTTTGGCATTCTGGTTTGACATTGCCTGCCACCATCGCCGCATTGCCAAGGAGCTCCCATCCAAGAAGAAGTGGCATGACAAGAGTCTCCCCATGCCGATTGAAGAGTATCACTACCAAGAGGATGTTCCCCAATTCTATCTTGAGAACGAGGACAATGCATGGGCTCTAGAGCGAGTTCTCCATATGTGCCCGGATCACATGAAGCTTACAAAGACTCGCCGTTTTAATATGAGTGAGATTTGTGGAGGAGCATTCAATTGCAAGAAGGGTGTCCACAAGATGGAGGAGGTGGTATGTGTGGAGAATCTTCTCACTGGTGAGTGCAAGTGTATGTGTGAGGAAGAGATTGAGATGACTCGACACCAAATCGAGGCTGACATTCAAAAGCTCTACACTATGCTAGAGACATCGATTGATGCAGATGGATTCCAAATCAAACTCAGCAAGAAGATCAAGGATGATATTCATACAGAGATCCGAGACAAGAAGCAAGAACTTGCATCTGTACCCCCACGAATGCGCCATCTGACAGAGTTTGGTTTGATTCCATTGAAGGTCTATCTTGAGAAGAAGAGGGAGATTGCCAAGAAGGTCGAGGCAGCTGTCGAAGAGATTGTGGTTACCAAGAAGGTTCTCAAGAAGAAGTATACTTAAATTTTTTTATATATTATAATAATGATAATGAATTATTTGGCTATAGGTTGTGCAGTATTAACTGTTGGAATTATTATTTTAATAATTATAAAAAAACGTGATAATTTTGAAGATACACAAATTCAGCAACCAATTGAAAATCCAATAACGAAAGATAAAATATATCCTTCATATTGGTATGGATATTTCCCAGGTGATACACGATCAAAATGTTTTGATTGTGATAATACAAGTAATTTTGAGCATGGCACTAATTGTTTCGATTGTGAAATTCCAGGTGGAAGACAAATAAATCCTTTACTTAATAGAGTTCTTACTAGATAAATCGCGACCAGTTTTGTTCGCTAATAGGCAAGTGTAATTCTTCGAATAGACTTGCCTATTACGACGCGCACAAATTATTGCATGCATAAAAAAAAATTATACCATATAATAATATGTTTCCTAAATACTTATTATATGGCGGTGGTGGTAAACAGTGGGATGTTATGATACATAACGGACCAATGTTTGCGCCTTTATATGAACCTCATAATATTCCGGTTATTATTAATGGGACTAAGCATCAGTTGGGTGGATTGGCAGAAGAATATATAACAATGTATGCTCGATATATAGATACAGATTATGTAAAGAAACCAAGGTTTAATAAAAATTTCTTGCACGATTGGAAAAAGATTTTACCCAATCATATAAAAGTCAATAATATGGAAGAAGTTGATGCGAGTGATATTAAAAAACATTTAGATAAAATTAAAGAAAAAAAAAATAATATGACAAAAGAAGAAAAGGACCTTCTTAAAGAGGAAAATAAAAAGATTGAGGAGCCTTATATGTACTGTGTGGTGAATGGTGGGAGGATGAAAGTAGGTAATTACAAGATTGAACCACCTGGTATATTCCTCGGGCGCGGAGACCATCCTAAACTTGGGATGATTAAAAAACGTGTTAATCCGGAAGATGTTATAATTAATCTTAGTAAGGATGCGCCTATACCCAAACCAAATGTAAGTGGAAAATGGAAGCAAGTTATCCATAATAATGAAGTGGTCTGGCTTGCGACCTGGAATGATAATATCAGTGGTAAAAACAAATATGTATTTACATCAATGGAATCTATTTTTAAATCTAAAAGTGATATGGATAAATTTGATCTTGCTAGGAAACTTAAAAAAAAAGCACAAAGTATTCGTATGACTTATTACGAAGATATGAAGAAATCTGATATGATACCAAGACAGCATGCTGTTGCTTTATATTTAATTGATAATTTAGCACTTCGTGTAGGTGGGGCGAAAGATACAAAGGAGACTGCTGATACGGTTGGTGTTACTTCATTACGTGTAGAACATATAATGTTACTAGATAATGATACCATTAAACTGGATTTCCTCGGTAAGGATAGTGTTAGATATTGCAGAAAAGTTAAATTAGATAATCTTGTATATAATTATATTAAAGATTTTACCACAAATAAGAATAAAAAAGCAGATTTATTTGATAAAATATCATCTAGTAGTTTAAATAATTATCTAAATAGTATGCTAGAGGGACTTACTGCCAAAGTATGGAGAACTTATAATGCATCTAGTTTATTTCAAAAAGAATTAGAAAAAGTTAATACAAATACATTAGAAAAAATGCCTGAATCTGAGAGAATTAATTATTTAATTTCTATATTTAATCAAGCCAATACAGCAGTTGCTTTATTATGTAATCATCAAAAAAATGTTTCATCTGATATTGATAAAGCACTTGATAAAATAAATGAAAGTATTAAAAAATATAAAGACCGAAAAAAGAAAAGTAAGGATAAAGAAAAGATTAAATTGTATGAAGCTAAAATTTTAACATTAAAATTAAAACGAGATACAAAGGAGAAGATGAAAAATGTATCATTGGGTACATCAAAAACAAATTATATTGATCCTCGTATTATATTTGCCTTTATTAAACGTTATAACATCCCGGAGGAAAAACTGTTTAATAAA